ACATTGTAGTATTTGTGATAAGGATCCTAGAAAGCAATTCCTTCATGCTTATAGATCTGAAGGCAAAACAAAATACAAGCCAGTAATTGGTAAGGCAAAAGATTTAGTATGATACAGTTTTTAGGATTATTAAAAAACCCATTTGTAAAAATTATTGCAGAAAAAACTGTAGGTGCAATCACGCACAAACTAGAGAAAGATAAAATTATAAAAGCAAAAGAAATAGAAGCTACAAATAAACTTGATATAGCTAAAGTTGGTGTACAATTAGAACAAGTTAGACAACAACAAAACTCATGGAAAGACGAATATTTAGTTTTGTTTTACACAACAATTTTTGGGTTACATTTCCTGCCTTGGACACAACCTTGGTGTGATAAAGCATGGGATGCTTTAGCTAAAGCTGATCCTATGTTCTGGTATATAATTTTAACTATTGTGGGAGCATCATTTGGTGTGACTACAATGAATAAGATAAAAAAGAAATGAGCAATCAAGCACCAATGATGTTCGTATCACAATATAGTAGGAAGAAACCTACACTACTTGCGCAGCAAACAGGTAAGAAGAAAAAGAAAAAGAAATATAAAAAGAAGAAGTAATGGCAAAGCAAAAGTTTACACACTTTATACCTAGAGAGAAACCTAAGAAGCGTGGACCAGGTGCGCATAAAAAATCTAAGAATAAAAGTGAGAAGCGTCAACAAAAGCTAACAAGATACAAGGGTCAAGGAAGATGATTGATAAATTTTTTTATAAATTTTTTGGTTTAGTAGATAAGTTTGCTAGTCATTTAGATAAAGTATTTTTTCCTAGAAAAAAGAAAAAGAAATGAAGATAAGTGAGAACACATCTGTTGCTATGCCAATTAAAAATATGGTTGGTATTATTGTTGGTGTTGCTATGGGTATCTTTGCATACACAGAGGTAACTGCAAGACTAACTTCACTTGAAACTTCTAGAGAATTAATGAACTCTGATCTACTTAAAAAGTCAGAGCAAACTACAACTGATAAAGAACAATACTTACTTCTTGAAGATCTATACGAAACTGTAGAGAAGCATCAAGAACTTTTAGATAAGAATATCCATACACAAGTTATGCTAGATCATATAGAAGCACAGTTAAAAAAAGCATTAGATGATATTGAACATTTAAAAGATAAGGTAAGACAAAATGGAAACAGTCATTAGTACAGTTGTGGCTCTTTGTATGTTTATAGCAGGAGAATTAAAAGAACATCGTATTCAAGGATCAATGAGTGATTGCCTTAAAGGAAAGCGTATCGCTGAAAGAGATGCTAATGAAAACATTGATTATAAATGTGGTAAAGTAAAAGCAGAACTTGAAGAAAATATTGATGGTAGCAAAGCAATCAAAAAGATAGTAGAATAAATTATGGCAAAGACACCAGCATGGCAACGTAAAGCAGGAAAGAATCCCAAAGGTGGATTGAATGCTAAAGGTAGACGAAGTTATAATCGTGCTACTGGTGGCAATCTAAAAGCACCAAGTAAAAAAGTTGGTAACAAAAGAAGAGCCAGTTTTTGTGCGAGGATGAAAGGCATGAAGAAGAAATTAACTTCAGCTAAAACTGCAAGAGATCCTAACAGTAGAATTAATAAAGCATTAAGAGCCTGGAACTGTTAATGAAAAAAAAGGGATGGAAAAAACCAAAAGCTAAATCTTTTATCTGTGGTTACTGCAAAGAATGTAACAAAGAATTAATTAGTGACAATGGTGGTTGGATTGTTACTGCAAACAGAGAATATTTTTGTCATGATGGCAAAAATGGTTCTTGCTTTGACAACTATTGTGAGTTAAAACTTAAACAACGTAAGGAGCAACATGAAAAAAGGTTATCACAAAACAGCTACTGGTAAGACAGCTAAAAAAGGTTTGTATTATTATATTAATAAGAAAAAAAAATCTGGTAAATCAAATCCAAAATCTAAATCTACTATTTCTGCGAAGGCTTACAAAAACATGAAGTCTGGATTTAAAAAGTAATTCTTTTTAATTCTTCAAACTCTTCCCAGATAGAATTTTCTGGACCCCAATAATTTTTCTTGTCTTGTTTGTTTCTTATAGAGTGAATGATTGTAGTATGATCTTGATTAAATACTCTAGCCATAGAAGATAAGCTAACATTGTAACCTTCATACAATAGATTATAGATTATACTTCTTGCTCGAACTACATCCCTAGTTCTACCTTTACTAAAGATGTCATGTTTGCTTACAGTATATTTCTCACAAACTTTATCTACAAGTTTAGATACGACTTCCAGGTTTGCGTTCTTTGTTTTAAATGTAGTAGCAATCTTAGTTTTGTTATTGCTATCTAGGATTGGTTGTCTTTGCATTAGTTCTGCTGCGTACAGAAATCCTTCCGAGAACCCTACCTCATATAATCTTTCTTCTTGGCTCGTAAGAAGGTAAAATGCTTTCTTAACTTTGTAGATAAAGTTGTTTTGATTTAAGTTATTGATGTGCTTGTTATAGTGTGTGCTTACATTTATGGTCATAGATCCCCTACGTTTTCCTTTCTTTTTTTTCAACTAATAAGTTAATAACTATTTAGTTGTCATTAACTCTTCTTTTGTCTGCTCTATTTGCCAAAGTAATTTATAAGAATCTTGTTGATACTTACTTACTTTCAGTTTGGCTTCCAGATACTTCTCGTGTTTCTTCGCTTGAAGATCCTTTAGCTTCTGCAGACGCAATCGGATTTGTTCCATCATGCTCCTTTTTTACTGTTGCAAAATCAAACTTTAAATTATTGATCTTGCATTCTACAAACTCTCCTCTATTGGAATTGTTTGCAGCCTTCTTTACATCATCAAAGAGTTCAATCATTTCAAAATGACACTCTCCATTGATAATTCTTTTAAATTTTGTCATACTTATTTAGTTTTTTCAACTTCTTTTTTAATCAAAAAATCTATATACTGTCTTGCTTTTTTAAGATCTTCGATACCATTCTTTCTTTTATATCTAGAAATATATTTAATTACATTACCCTCACAAAAATTAAAATTGTTTTCGATAATAAAATCTATTGGTTCAATCTTGTTTGCTATGTAGTGTGCTGGTTCTTTTATATTGTCTGTCATATTAAATCCTTTTTTTAGCAAGGTGGGGAAAACGATAGAAAGGGAAAAAAAACCCCACCCTGCTTGATACCCTTTAGCCTAAGTTAAAAGGTATATTCGTTATTACCACCATCGTTTGCTTTTGCAAAGCTATTATTCGCAGATTTACCTGCTCCACTTGGTGTTAAAATTACTGTCAACTCACCTTCCTTGACATTGCCGTCTTGATCTTTAGACGGAAACGCAGCTTGGTTATACCACTTACCATTTATGTTTACACCAATAGTCCAGTTCTTATCTGGGTGCTTCATATTTTTTGGACCCACATAGACAGGAAGTTTATCACTTGGTGACTTCCAATCTTTGTTCTTAGTTAGGTTGATGTATATTTTATCGGATTGATTATCCATGTTTACTCCTTAGTTATATCAATCTTATGATTGATTATTGTTTAGTTTGACTTCATGCTTACGAGTGATGTCTCTAATCTGCTCGTATGCTTTGAAGTTATTGTTTTTAAGATGACCAACAACTGATCTAACTTGGCTCTTAACTGCTGATAATTGTTTAACAGTTTTAGTTTCAGTTATTCTGTTGACGATCTCTTCTACATCCACTTCATCATCCATGTATGTAGGTTCTGAGGATTGCTCCACAGAATTTTGTTCGAATGGTTTTGCATTATAACCATCTTCTAAATCCATTCCTGTCTTTAAGTTTAGTGCATTCAAGAACGCATACTTTTTACTGTATGACATTGCTTGACCTGTTCCGTACTTATCTAATCCACCCATGGCAGTACATCCATCGATCACAATAAAACTTTTTGGATCATCGATGTCAGTTATTCTCATGGTGCAAGTTACAATTACAAATCTATCTGTAACATCTGTTATGTAATTGCAGGTTGGATATAAATTATTTTTTAATAAAGCATCCATTGCCACTCTTTGCACATCATCATGTAACAAAGGATTGAAAGGCATACCCTTAACCTTGTTTGCTTTTTGCACAGACTTTGCGTGGTTACACGCATTGTGTAACTTCTTATGTATGTTACTCATGTTGTTTGTTCCCATTCTATATACGTTATTGTTTTCACTACTCATATTTAATACCCCATAGTTTATTGATTAATTGTATTTGCTCATCTGCTAAATCTTTATAATAAAAGAAATGATTTAAGTCTGGTGGTTCCATCATGTTAGCTAATGTATTGATGTTACCTTCAGCAAACATAATCATCTTCTCCCATGTTAGAATTTTATCTATCATGATATTGTAAAGATGTTGCAAATGGTCTGCCTTCATTAACTCATGGCTCTTATCAAAAATGACATAATCTTTATCATTAACATATACCAAGTAAGGTATCTTCTTTGTTGCCATGTAGTAGAACGAAGTTTGTGTAAGGTTTTCTATTGTTGGTTCACTAGGTAATTCTTGAGAGATCATGTTCCACTCTTCCTTACCTTTAACCTTCCTTAAATTAGGTGGCTTAGTTTTTAATTCTATAAATTTTGTTTTAGTTTCATAATCAATACGACCAATGACAGGCTTGATCATATCAAATTCTTTTAGTTCAACATATCTTTCGCAAACTAATTTATCTTTACCAATAATATCTTGCACAACTTTCTTTGTGATTGGAATACAATCTTCGGCAAACTTAATCATAGCTTCTCTGCCGAACTTATCCTTTGCGTCAACAGGTGGATTTGCATTTATGTTTTCTTTTTCTTGATCGAAACAAACTTTATAATCTCGATCCCACTCTGTCTCTTTGATTGTCTTTGATTTATAAATTACATCTGCAATTAATTTCTGGACCACATTGTTTACTAGGTTGCCAAAGTTTGCTTTGTATCTAAATGGAAACTTCCTTCTAACTTCTTGAGGGAAACTGTAACCAATTATATTTTTTGCAAAAGGTGTACTGGTTGATGAGTATGACCAATGATCTAATCCTTCACCACCATTAAATATTGAGAATGCTTTCTTCTGACGAAGTAAGAAGGAATCTTCTGCTTTTTCTATTTTTTTGTTTTCCATTTTTTTCCAATCTGTTTTTTTGATAACGATTACAATGATTTTAATAGGTTGTCAACGGATAATTATAATTGTATAACGGAGAGAAAATGATTAAAAAAAAACTACCATACAAAAAGGTTCGTATTATTTGGGTTGATATTTGTAGTTCATCTCAATGGTATGATGATCTTACTGATGTAGATAAGTTCAGTTACTCCTGGTGTGAAGATGTTGGATTTCTATATTATAAAGATTCTAAAGTAGTAAAGATATTTACTTCGTTTTCTTATGATGAGGATAAATTATCCATTGGTAACATCACAGCTTATCCAAGATCTGTAGTTAAAAAAATAATAAAGGAAAAATAATGAATATAAATGACAGGGTAATAAATAATATTAAAATTATAATGTTTAAAAAAAAAATAAATCAAAATAAAATTGCTAAAATTTTATGTCAATCAAGACAAGCAGTTTCATTATGTTTTTTAAGAAAAAGAAATATGACTTTAGAAAACATAGAAAAACTTTCTAATTATTTTAAAATAGAAATACAACAATTATTAAGATGACTTATTCTGGAATCTTTGATGAAACAGATTGTAAAGAAGAATTAAAACGAGCCAAGAAATATATTAAGAAACAAGCTGATATAATTTTTGCACTTGAGAAAGAGATTGAACAAAAAGAAAACGAGATAAGGGTATTAAAAAATGGCTAGAACTTGTTTTTATATTACTGTAAAGGCTTGGGTTAGAGGGGTTAATTATCCTTATCCTTACACTTTTCATTTTAAAAAAAAAGATCATATTGGTCAAGCACTTGATGAACTATGTAAAGCAACAAATCGTTCTTTAAACAATCTACCACCTATAATTGAGATAAAAACACACACAAAAAAAAATGGACTTATAAAAATTTATGGCTAGATATACTTACGCTAAATCTCACTTCGTTCAATTTAGAGGTATTAATTAATGGCTCGTTATACATACGCATTCAGTAATGGCAATTATAACGATTGGCATAGAAAATATGAAGGCATTGCCATGATTGATGTTGATTCTGTTGAGTGTTGTCAGTATTGCTTTGAACCTTTAGCTATAATTGAGACTTGCTACGACAAAGGTCAGAAATTTAAGGCTACAACCCTCTCAAAGATCATCGCTGAACGCCTAAATATACCCTGCTTTTTAGTTTTCTATAAGGAAAGCACACCTGGTAGCCTAACCTTTAGAATCAAGCGTATACGAGCCTCTAAGACAGAGTTTAAACTAATGAATGAGGATCAATGGGTATCTATTTTGAGATCCTTGCATGACCACCACAAATTAAATTGTAAATCAACCAAACGAAAGGATAAATAATGAATGTAAGTAGAGGATTTTTACATATAACTTACAAGCTATACCACCATTTAGATTTAGTAGACGGAGAAAGGAAGTCTCATTGTTTAAATGTATTCTTATCTGTTATGAAATATGCCTGGAAGAAAAATGGCTACAAGGCTCAACTGCGTCATGAAACAATACACAAAGACACAGGCTTATGCCGTACTACAATTAAATCTTGCTTAGAAACTTTAAACAAACTTAACATTGTTAAATCTGTGAGAGGTAAATCTGGTAAGACTTATCTTGTTAATGAAATGTTTTTAAGAGCTGAGAAGAATTATGATAGCCATAATACGACTATCTCAAGTTCTAAGATAGCCGTTAAACCTACACAAGATAGCCGTTTTACGGCTACATTAGAAGAAACAATATACATTAATAATATAGGTAAAATAGTTAAGAGTTTTGCAGGGGATAGGGAGAAGATATTAGATGAATTATCTAAGCTCCCTATTGCCGAGTTAAAAGAAGATAAAACTAATGTCTATCTCTGTAAGTTAGCCATTCAAAGAAAGGAAGATAATGAGAGAGAGAGTAAAGCAACTTATGTTAATAGTGATAAGATACTGTCTGCATTATCTAAGATAAAAAAACAAGCTAACCCAAGATACAGAGAGAAAGTTGAATACAATAAACGAAATAATTTAAACTGGAAAGGAGAGCCAAATAAATAATGCTCTATTTTCATTTCATTTCAATAGAGGTATTGTCATGGTAGGTCGACCAATGAGAAAGGTATTCTGTCAAGGCTTTACTCGTGCTGGGTTAAGAGAGGGTAAGAAAATACCTTGTAGAATGAAAGGTTATCCACTATCTGGTGGTAAAGTTTTCAAATGTAAATATCATGGCTATCAAAACTATGATAAGTTTAACAAAGCTAATTACACAGATGAAAGTAGAATAAAACAACTATCAAAACTATTACAATTTAGGAACTATACTGATGAGCAAATCAAAGAATACTATTACAACAAAACCAAACCAAGAATTATTAACAAAGGAAAGTCTGTCTATCATAGAAGAAAAATTGGTAAACGGAATGACGCTTTCAGAGATCATTCAAGACAAGCAGTATCCTTTCAGCTTGATGAAGTTTTATGCTTACTTAAGAAAAAATCCAGAGTTAGAGACAAGGATACTTGAAGCTAGAAAACTAGGTGTTCAAACTTTAATTGATAAACTGTTACAAGTATTTAACTATCAAGAAGTTGAATCTCCCAATGAGATATTATGGATAAGAGAGAAAGCTAAGTTTGTTCAATGGGTTGCAGGAAAAATTACTGATCTATATTCTGATAACAAAACTATTAAGCAAGATATTGATACTAAGATGTCTATTAGTTGGGAAGATAACTCTGATAATATGATTGATGTATCTGAGGATGTAACAGATATTACACCCCCAGATAATAAAGATTAAT